GCCAGAGGAATCTCCACCTGGGACGACCAACAACCACCCTAACAGGCGGGAAGGGGTTCCGTCTTTCTCTTGCTGAGCGACGAACAAGCTCCCTCTTCAGTGGCTTGACCTTACGGCCAGACCACCAACGAGTGCAAGCTTGCTGCATAGCGCAAGAGACTTCAGTGATAAGAGGCAACACCTCCGGCTTAGGCAGAGGACCTAAGACGACCGGCATGCTCCTATCGACCCCAGACTCTCGAACATCAGGAGGATTCACAACAGCAATCCTAAACCACTTCTTCTTGATGAGGTACTTAAGCCAGCGACGTGGCAAAGACTGGACATTGATTTGGCGCGAGGCTATCTCATGACGCATGAGATCGTTTATCACCCAAAGTCGAACATCCGGCCTAAGTGTCGAGACCCCTCTTATAACCTCAGGAAGTAAGTCGTCAGGACTCCTCCTGTCGGGGCGAAGAAAAGATAAAACGGGCTTAGCGATGAGACTTCCCTGTTTAGCGTCATAAACATGGGAGTTCAGCTCAATGAACCTATCGCTTATACCCGTCTTCTCCTCATTCACAGTCAGCCCGAACGTGGAAGTCACTTCTCTCCAAAGAGAGAAGAACTCAGGATTGCCGGCAAAGCAGCAATCGTCCCCGTTGAAACGGCCAACACGAAATGACTCCGATCCCGACGGAGAACCATAAAAGATATCACAAGCGATGTCAAAACAAGCCTTATTCAAAAGACAGAGAAGCGGGAAGCCAACAAGGCTTCCCATCATCTGTCCCCGAATCACAGGATGTCGCACACCACTCCTCGATACCCAAAAAAGGTTCTCAAAGGATTCCCTCAAACACCTCCTCTCGAGGTCAGTCATTGACTCATCCTCCAGAATGGCGTCGACCATGGCAGCAGTGGCCCAGGGATAAATCCCATCGGACGCACTAGCGTAATCACCGGAGATGAAAGACTCCCCGGTGCGCTTATCGGCAACAACGCCATCAAAAGTGGACCTGCTCACGTCCCCACGGACACACCAGTCAAAACCACTGATGTGATCATACAGGGCGTTATGAAGCGGAGTCAAGATTCGTTTTGTCTGTGCAGTCTGCATAGTAACAACTCGAAACTTGCCTTTTGTCTTCGCCACTCCTACTCTAAGAGCAGAAAAAGAAGGGAAGCACTCTTCGCTAGAGGTAGCTAGAGTACCGCCTTCATGGCGCCGCGTTTCAAAACAACCCTGCTGGTCAGGGACGTAAGTGTTGGAGAGTCTGGGGTCACCCCAGCCCTCTCTAACCTCCCACAAACGCTTCCCCCAACCCTCAGTAAGTCTCCGGACGTGACGACGAAGGAGTGCAGGACACCCTCGTAAATCATCCTCAGGAGCAAAGGAAGGGCCTGAAACGGCAACCTCCCACTTACTTCGGGCCACAGCGGCAGCTTTCTTGTCGCACAACGAGCACTCGGCATCAAAGATCCTCTTGCAGGATTTTAATGTCGACGTAAGGCGGAAAACCCTACGACTCGTCATACGGGGCGCACTCTTAACGAGACGTGCGGCCACCGCATCCCACTGCTCTCGCAGGACAAAGCAATTTGGACCATCAAAAGATGGAAGATCGCAAGGAATCTCGAATTCCCTGTAGACGATCTGAATTGCTCTGTTGAGAGCTTTCCGTAGTGACCCTGCTGTGAAACAGCGGGCGCAACGGGAATCAGGACCAGAAGAGATCTTGATTCGGG